TTGTTTATGGAAAGAAAGCAAATGAAATTCGTGAAATACAATCGTGGTTTAGAGATTTAAAAAACACAGGACTTCCTACATTAGATGATAGCGGTATTCAAATTAATAGATTAAGGAGAGTTCCAAACACTGTTAATCTAAGTAGTGAAGATGAAACTGGAGAGCCTTATTTTTGTATTCCTATATTAAAAGAAGATTTATCTGAACCTATAGATTATATATTAGAATTAGCAAAAGCACCAAGAATGGTATTAAGTAGATACGGTAATAAATTAATAGAATGGCCCACTGTTAAATCAATAGAAGTGTCAGATATAGAGGTTGATATTGTTAGGCCGATTAAATCATTACCTATACTACCTTGTTTGTATAATGCAATTATGGTTCAAAATCCCGGACACTATGCTAGAGTTTATTTGGTTCAATGGTATAGAGATATTTTAAGTTTTGGACAAAGAGAAATATCATTAGATAATCAAAAGGAAATAACAGATACGATTATGTCTGAATTAATGGAGATTGCATCTAAGCCTGATGTTTGGTTAGATTGGGATTATCATAAGACTCATAAATATGTGTGGGGAATTGTTAGTAAAGGATATAATGCTCCTAGTTGTTATAAAGTATTAATTCCACAGGGATATTGTATTGGTAAGTGTTGGAGGTATCACGATGTTAGTAATTGATAGTAGAGAGAATTCAGAATTAGCAAATAGAATCATACAGGAATGTGATAGAATAGGTGTTCCTACTAAAAAGGAATGGTTAAATGTTGGTGATTATATCATTGATGATGTTTGTTTTGAAGCAAAGTCTAGTTTTGATTTCTTACAGTCAGTAATGAATAAAAGAATTTGGCTACAAATAGATAATATGGATAGAAACTTCGATAATAACAGTGTTCTTTTATACGGGTCAATGGAAGATGCTATTGCTGAATTTAGAAGTAGAGTAAATCCATCGTGGTCATATTCCCATTTACATAATAGGTATCTATCCGCAATTGGAAAAATTATATTAGACACCGATTGTAAATTAATAATAACAGATAACGCAAAGAGAGCGGCAAAAATAGTAAGTGCCGTAGCAAAAATGAAGCCTATGGATAGACCAGTCTACAATCCAAGGTTAATAAAACAAAAGAAAATAAGCACAACTGATTTAAGGATAGATGTGCTAATGACTATCAAAGGGATAAGTGAAAAGAAAGCAAAGTCCCTAATTAAAGAATTTGGTTCTATTATGGAAATAGGAGAATCTAATTCAAATGAGTTATGTAAATTAGATGGAATTGGTGTAACTCTAGCAAAAAGAATAATAGATGTATTAAATTCAGAATCAAAACAGGTGATATAAATGGCAGCAATAGATGAATACTTTGAAGAATTCCCAGAAATGGCGGGAGAATATAAAATGCAATTACCCAATTTAATTAGGGCATATGTTAAAGATGGAAGTGATGTGTCTAAATATAATGAAGTTCCTGCAACACTAACATTTTTTAATTTGTTGGGGCAGATAGTAAAAGATAAAGTTGTAATTGTTAGAGGTAAAGGTAGAGAAGATACTAGAGTTCCTATATTGTGGCTACAAACTTCAGGGACAGGTAAAACTGAATTGTTTAATTTCTATGGGCCAATTGCAGAAAAGGTGTTTGAGATATTAAATACTAAGTATGGGCATGAATATGATATTTTCGATATTACTGATTTTACTGATGCGGCATTAATTGGTTCTATGAAACAAGAAAGGCAAGTATCAGAAGATGAAGATGGAAACCCTATTACTACCTTTGTTGATGTTCAAACTAAAGGGGCATTAGAAGGTAGCGGGCTAATGGTATTCGATGAGTTTGAGTATTCGGGGGTATTTAAACAATCACAACATAAAGAAAATGTTATTGTGTATCTGAATAAATTAATGAATACATTACATGGTAACAATTATATTATTAAAAAGAAATTGAAGGATGGTGATTCTCCTATTATTTGTGATTGTCGCCGTTCACCATATGCTACTTCTTATATCCCTAAAGGACTTACTACTGTTATTGCAGAAAAGGGTGTTCTACAGAGAATGTTGATTTATATCTATGAAGTTCCTCAAGAGATTCAAGATGAAATAAGAGAAGCATTATTAATGGAAGTAGGACATGAGATAGACCAACAAATGCCTATTACAAGATATGCAAATGCATTTATTAAAATCTATGAAACCTTAGACGAAAGGTATCAAGAAGTAGGAGAAAACCCAAAAAGAGTTATTACATATAGTGATGGTTTTAATGATGCTTTAGTAAGAGAATATCATTCCATGCGAGATTATGTTAGCCACAGTAGGCCAGAAGTATTTGAAGTTGCGGGAAATTTTATCACCAGATTAAACAATCACATGATTAGATTGGCTGTTCTATGTTGTATCGCAGAATCGCCCGGAATCGAAGATAAAAGCAAGAGATTTATTTGCACCCCTAAACATATTACTCAGGCTTCTTCTCTCATTCGACATTGTTATAAGAGCCTTGTATCTTGGCTCGATGACGCACTCAGAATTGAAAAGCAAGTGGCGCAAGATAATGCAAATATGGGAGCATTTACACAAGCATATAATGAATTGAAGGACAAAGATGGTTGGGTTAACAAATCAAGATTAATCGGTAGAGTTAGGGAAATAACCAAGAAAAGTCAATCTACTCTATATAATTGGTGGGAAATAGTTGGAAATAATTTTGAGGAAGATACCATTTCTAGAAAGAAATATGTAAAGTTAAAAGAGGTTAAAGTATGAAAACAACAGAAGAAGTTAAAGCAATGGAATATGAAGATTTAGAATTATACTATTTCTTAAGAAAGTCTTGGTGGGAACTTGATGAGTTCTTGGCCCTAATTAAAGGTAAGAACAATAATCATCAGCACATATTATTTGGGACATTTCACACAATCGCAAACGAGGAAAGGAAAGTTATTAATAGTATGGTATTAAGGGCTAAAAAAGCAAAGCATCATGATGATGTTTATGCTTCGATAAAAATAATAACTAATCATTGTAATAAAGATTATTGTGACTGTGAGTGATAATATGGATAAATACGAAACTGACTTTATGGTTTTTAAAGTCACTGACGGGCCTAAAGTAATCACTGAAGCCCTAAATACAAAGGGTAAAGAAGGTTGGAATATGCGCGGCATAATCAACATAGGTAATCTGAATTTATGTATTTGGATAGTTAGAAATATCACATCAGTTACTCCCGACCCAGAAGCGGCAGAAAAGAGTATGCTTTCTGAGTTATGGTCAGATATGAAAGATATTGTAGATTAAGCGGTGAAAAAATGAATGTATTAGCAATAGATTTAGAAACTAAAAATTACTCACATGAAATTGGTGGATGGAATAATACCCATATGTTTAAGGTTTCTACTGTATGCACTTGGGATGGGGATAAAGGCACAATATATATTGATAAGGCAGTGGATGATTTAAAGAAATCTAATGTCGAGATTAAATCAATATCAGAATTAAAATATGATTTAGATAATCATAAAGAAAATGGCGGAATCTTATTGGGACACAATATTGTAGGGTTTGATTTACCCGTATTAAAAAATGCATTAGATATATATTGTATTAAGAAATACTTAGATGATAAATCATATATTGATACTAGTCATTATCTAAGTAAAGAACATGGGGAAAGATATAGCCTATCAAATTTAGTATCAAATACATTAGGTTCAGATAAACTAATGAATAGTGAAGATGCTCCTAAAGTATGGAAAGCAGGTGGATATAGTGAAGTGGCGGAATATTGCTTAAAGGACTGCCAATTAGTATATGACCTGTGGAAGTATGGACAAGATAGCGGTAATGTTAAAGGGCTATCAATTAAAAATGAAGAAGTTAAAGAATTAAAGGTGGAATGGTAAATGGACACAATGGAGATAATAATGTGGATTCTTTTTATTGTTGTAATTTCCCTGCTGTTTTTCGCAGCATTTGGAAATTCAAAATATAGTGAGAGTTCTATTGAAGAATATATGCAAAAGTTAATAGACGAGGAAAAAGGAAATGGCCCTTCGTGAACAGTGTTTTTTGTGTGGCGAACATACAATTCCAAGAAGAATACATGGAGTGTATATTGGTTCACCTAAGACATTGAAGATATGGGAATGTAGAGAATGTAAAGCCTTATGGTCAGAACATACTGAATAGTATGTTTTGGCTATAGGGCCGATTTTTTTACGTTTTTTGAAAAGCCAAAAATATGAACAAAATTAGATTAATTGTAACAAAGGTGATTAAATGGCATTGAAAGTAACAGTAGCAACAGGTATGGGTCTTCTAGCAGTAGATGCTCATGCTGTAATAAAAGAAATAGCAATACAAAAAGAAAAGAAAGAAGACACTACTATTTATAGGGTAATTTATGGTGGCTTGGTTTGGTTAAACGAAGAAACATATAATGAAGAAAAAAACCCGGTAGAAGGATTCAATTACTTCTTTGAGTTAAATGTTAACCCAAAGAAAAACCACTATAACATTTGGAAACAGTGCTATATGCACATGAAAAAGCAAAAGGAATTTGAAGGTAGCATTGATGCTTAGACCGCTTTTGTCGAGTTCAAATACCCCCGCACTTTGGATTGAAATGTTAGTCCAAAGGATTAATTAGTTAATCCAATGAAATGCTGTTCTCCGGCGTTTTACTAACTACCCCTTAGATGCCCTAGTTTGGGCCTATACTTGTGCCGCATACCCCACATAGAGGTGGATATTGGGCCTGTTTAGGTTCGTTTTAGGGTGCTAAAAAAACTCAAAATGATAGGAATTTTTTTGCATTTTTATTTATGTAAGTAAATAATATTAACTATCTATTGCATCAGTAAATCCGTCTTGTTCCTTTAAGTGAAGGTAGCATTGTTTCAGTAAATTATACTGTGTCTTAGCATTACCTATGTTTAAAGTTGTTGAGAAACCTTTTCCACCAAAGGGGTGTTCCCCTGCTTCTTTTGCTTCTTCGTTCTTGTAGAATTTAACCATGTATTCTACCTTTACGCCATCATCATTTTCCATATTGCTAAACGATACTCTAGCAATCTTTGCATATACATTGGGTATAGTTACCCCTAACCTTTCTTCTTCATAATCTAGTTCTAAAGCCATTTTATCACTCTCCCCAAAATCCTATATTGGGAGTATATTGGGAATATCTATCTCTAATAAGAGTGCTGTAATCTTTCATTGTAAGGGAATTATCCACTAGCCATGTATCTCCCCATACTGTATCAAAAGAAGAACCTTCTGGCGGATTCCATGTTTCAAAGTCTGCTACTACTAATGTGAATGAATCATCTTTAATGCAATGTTCCCAAACTAAATCTACAACATCTTGTTCTAATTCAATTATAGTAACAGATGTAACATTGGGATTATCTATTAATTTTTGATGTAACATTCCTATACCAAGACCTCCAACTAACACATCTCCTGTTGCATTATCCCATAACCATTGATGTTCTTTGTATTCAGCATATGAGTCTTGCATAATGGGCATAGGGCATCCTTCTTTTGTTAACACTGTATATGCTTCTGCAATTTCATTTTTCATTATTAAATACCTTTCCCAATTATAATCAGTAGTTTGACCATTAAAATGTCTTATTGCAAAATCTCCAGAAGAACCTTCTGGTATTGTTACTTGTTGTCTTGTAGGCATGGTAATCAATTCTCAAAAGAATAACTAATTGAAACAGTAGAGGCGGCAGTTGTTCCACTAGAATTTGTAGCATTAGCATCAATATCTATTTCCAAACTATCACCAGCCGCAGGATATGTTTGTCCTCCCCTACCTCCACCAAAAGTGATTTTAAGCCATTTACCAATATGGCCTGTTATTTCATCTTGGTCAGTAGAGGCAGTTCCTTCAATCGAAGCAACACAGCCATTGCTTAAAGAACTACTACTGATTGCTAAATCCCATGCAAAACTTGTTGCTCCTGTAGCGCGAATATATCCTTCATATTCTGTTTTTGAAAATGACTCACAACCAGTGAAATTACCATATGCGGATACACCAACATCTATATCAGTTGAACCTGTTGAAAAACCACTACCATCCATATTCATTCCTCCAAAAGCACAACCAGACATTTCATCGGCCATTATTGCATTATTGTAATTACCTGAAGATGATGTAGCAATACTAACACCTGTTGGTGCAGAGGTAGCCGACACTTGCCCTGCTTGTGCTACTGTTGCTAATACGCCCATAAAACCCATTAATATCAACCTACCTGAATCCAAGTATTAGCAGTAACACAAACAAATGAGGCTAATTCATGGTCGTCTATTGCTGTTGTTGCGTTTGTCGCACTTGTGAAACCCGCTACCATAGAACAGTTACTACCATTAACCGCAACAGTAGCACTACCACCTGTATTGTTGATAACTGTATATTGTGTTCCTACTGTTCCACTAGCAGGTAGTGTTAATGTTCCTGCTGTCCAATAAGCATATGAACCTGTTTGCGCTAATGTTAATGTCGTATTACTTGATACTGCTACTACTTCTGCTTTAGAATTAATACCACCTGATGAATTACCTGTAATCCAAGTAACATCTCCATCACCTGAAGAAATAGATAATTGGTCATCACCTGTTGCAGAAGGAACATCAGCCGCACCAATAACTACATTGCCGCTACCGCTTGTTAAGTTATTTCCTGCTGTCCAACCAATACTAATATTTTTATCGCCATTAGCGGTATTTGAAGTGCCTTTGTATGCTTCATATCCTAAACATGTATTGTAATCTCCTTGTTTCCAGTATTGCATGGCATAATGTCCTATGGCTGTATTACCATCACCGGAATCAGTAGGAGAACCACTTGAATCACCATAGCCAGCAAAGTTCCCCATAACTACATTGTTATTCGCATTTTCGGTTTGTTGCATGGTCATGTCGCCTATGGCTACATTGTTTTGACCTGCGCCTTCATTAGCCATTGATAGCCAACCTATTCCAATGTTCAATCCACCTGTATTTGTCTTAAGAGCCTCATATCCTATTGCTATGCTTCTTGAACCTGTGCTAAGTGTTTTTAAAGCATCATAACCAATTGCGACATTTTGATTTGAAGTGGTAATTCCACTACCCGCATAATGGCCTAGCAATGTGTTTTGGTCAGCAGAAGTAATTGCATCCCCTGAATAGTTACCAATTGCAACATTCTTCTCACCACCTGCAATAGCACCACCTAAAGCAGCATATCCAATTGCTATATTATCGTTTTCTGTATCTGCGGCATCATAAGAATCAGAACCGATTGCTATGTTTCTAACACCTGTTGTATTTGCTTTTCCTGATTGACTTCCTACGAAAACATTGTGGTCTGCGTCAGTATTTGCTGTTCCTGAAGCAAATCCTATGAATACATTTTTGAATCCTTCTGTATTTGCTGTTCCAGCATTTTGTCCTATTGCTACATTCTTTGTTCCATTAGTGCCATTCGGTGAATCTAATGCACCTATACCTACTGCTGTGTTATAATCAGTAGCATTAGCAGGGGTTGAACCTAACCAAACAGAACTTGCTGTTGTAGTTGCATTTGATAAATCTGTTATTTCAGAAGCACCACCACTAGCCCAAGATAACTGAGCAGAACCATCTGTCTTTAACACTTGATTAGCAGAACCATCTGCTTGAGGCCATTTTAGACCATCAAGAACCAAATCTCCCGTTCCTTCGGGTGTAATATACAAGTGATGATTGGAGTTATCAACACGCGAGGAATAAATTGAACCTGCGGTATAGCCCGCATAACCATCATCCCCTTGTCTAAACTGTAATTTAGCACCAAGACCTGCTGCGGCAGTTCCGCTTGTTCCCGCAATTAACTGTATAACAGTTTGAGCAGCATTAGTGGAAGAAGTTTGGTTTCTGAAATTAGCAACAGTAGCGTTGTTATCGCTTCTAACATCTAATTTCACACCATCTGTGCTTGTCGTGTTTATTCTGACTTTACCTGTTCCATTCGGGTTAATGTCTATTGGGCCATTTGAAGTTGATACAATATCATTACCATCAACATCTAAATTACCGCCTAACTGTGGTGAAGTGTCTGCGGCTAAACTTGCTATACCACCACTTGCGGCTTCCCATGCAATATCTGTTCCATCACTTGTTAACACATAATCATTAGAACCAATAGCAAGGGCGGCAGGGTCGCCACTAGCATTACCAATTATTATTGAGCCTCTAGTTATTCCAGCCATTTTTGCTAGTGTTACTTGGTTATCTGCTATATGTGCTGTATCAATGCTTCCATCTGTATAGTGTTCTGAATCAATTGCATCGTCTGCTATTTTAGCACCTGTAATTGCATCAGCAGCAATATAACCGCTTGCTATTGCAGTTCCTTGCCAAACTCCTGTTCCAATAGTTCCTACTGTGGCTATACTTGAATGACCCGCAACAGGCGAGTAAATACTACCAATAGCAGTTCCACCAATAGTAATTGCATCTGCTTCTAATGTCCCATCAATATCAGCATCACCGGATATATCAAGACTTGTTGCTTCTACTTCTCCTGATGCTTTCATTTTTATTACAGGAGTTTCATTGTTAGTTTTGAAATGGATTTCATTATCTGTAGTAAAATCTATATTGTTATGTGCATCTCTACCAATAACTCTTGCTGCGTTATAATCAGTAGTAATTCCTGTTTGTGCGCCAGAAACAGCAATAGTTCCTGTTGTTGTAATTGTTCCACCTGAAAGACCTGTTCCAGCAACTATTTGTGTAACAGTTCCAGTTGAACCTCCACCACTTAATGTCTGCCAAGTTCCATCTCCACGCAAATATTTGGCTTGGTCGCCTATTGCTGCTTTTGGAACTAAACCTGTAACTGATGCTACATTTCCATCAGCACCACTAAACTCAGGGATAAATGCCTTTTCTGTTGATGAACTAGCATCTGTTTTTGTTATTTGAATTGTTCTGTTTTTATCAGGTTTCATAGCGGTATTAATATTGTGTGCCGCCGCAGATGTCCCTCTTATCCCTCTTGTTAGTTTTAAGCCAGTATTAATTGTATCGCCAGCCTCATTTGTAGGGGCTGATAATTCATCAGATGCTTTAGAGATAACTCTAACTTCTTCATTTCCTATAGTTAATACATAACCTATGTGATATGAAGTAAATTTTTGTTCATCTGTATTACTAAGAGAACACCAAACATCATCTTCGGCTAATGCTTTATCAATAGTGACTGAAAATTCTTGTTCTGCACCTTTAACAACTTGTGACGCTATTCCTGAATCATATCTTGCATCAGGTAATGTTCCTATAGTTAATTTACTAGCGGATAATCCACTTCCTGCTAATGCCGCGTTACCAACTTCTCCTGCTGCTATTTTATCTGAATCTATTGCATCATTGGCTATATGGGTAGTATCAACATTTCCTGTTCCAAGTCTTGCTACTGGCATTGTTCCTGTTGTTAATTTAGAGGCATCTACTCCACTTGCTAAATCAGCGTTTACTATTGCACCTGTTAGATTTAACTTACTGTATGCAATTGAACCTGCTAAATCAGCATTTAATACTGCGCCTGTTAAATTCAATTTACTATATGCTATTGCAGCAGAAGCATTAACATCTGCATTAACAATAACACCTGATGCAATAGAAGTAGCGTTTCCTGTTGAAGTAATATCTCCTGTTAAATTAGCATTAGTTGTTACTGTAGCAGCATTACCTGAAGTGCTTGCTGCTATTGTATCAGTTTGACCTGTAACAAACGTATGAATTTGGTCTGCTGTTGCTAACCCTGTTCCACCATCTGCTATTGCTGCTGTATCTAATACTGCACCTGTTCCTAAACTTAATGCTGTTCTTGCCGCAGATGCAGAAGTTGCTCCTGTTCCTCCTAATGTAAGAGGCACTGTTCCAGCAGTTATTGCTTGACCGCTTAACGAAAGGTAATTACCTGATACAGTTGCTAAAGTTACAGCAGTTGAATTATCATATTCAGTAGATAATGGAATATTGTGATAGTTAGTCCCATCATTAGTAAATTGCCAACGGTCTGTTGATTCATTCCATCTAAGAACTGTATTAGTAGAATCGCCTCTTTCTACTTCAATACCAGCATTTTCAGAAGGGCTGCTAGATGCATTATTATTTAATACGATGATATTATCATTAACTGTTACAGTTTCAGTATTTACACTTGTTGATGTTCCACTAACAACGAAATTACCCGTTACAGTTAAATCACCATCAAAAGATAATGCCCCAGAATTAGCAACAGACAATGTTTTAGTTGCATCATCTTGTCCTGTAAATTCTATCTTAGGTAAGTTTGCACTACCTGTGTTTGGTGTTATCTTTATGTCTTTATCTGAGTTAGCCATTAATACTCAACCTCCATCTTGCCAATGTCCTTTCTTTCACCATGTATAATGTAAAAGCAATCTATATTACTATCTGTTGCATTATCTATGTAGACTGTATTATTTTCTATCTTATCTACATATAACATTTGGAAACTACCATTAGCAGTTAATTGGACTGTTATTGTGGATTCATCAACAAGACCTAACCAATACTCTGGTAGTTCTATGGAGGAATCCCCTATTAATCTTCCTCTATGATATACTCCGTATTCTGGCCCTTCAAGAGAACCATGCCTCAAAGTCATATTCTCCTTTGTAGGGTGGGGTATTACGAAAGACTTGGTAGTAGCATCTATGTGTCCTGTTACTGCTAAAGTAGAACCATCAAATGTTAGGTTTGCTTCTGCATTCATAGCGTCTGCGCCTGTTGCAGTAAGTATTCTGTTATCAGAACCATTAGTCATGAAATCTGATACATCTACACTAAAGGTAGTTGAAGATAAATCAAGTCCTGTTCCAGCAGTGTAAAGGCCTGATAAATCAACAGTAGGGTTAGATGCACCACTAACAGTAGCGGTTAAAGTGCCAGATGATAACCCTAATCCTGTTACATAATAGTTAGTATCTGTATTAGTTATTGCCCCTGATGCTGCACCTAAGTAACCCCATTGTGCTGCTGATATTTCTGTGCTACCAATGTTTTCTAATTGCTCTCCTTCTGCTGCTGTTAAATTAGAAAGTTCAGTTACTTGTGATATAGCAATTGTTTTATTTGTAAGAGTATCTGAACTAGATGCAGTAATAAAACTAGCACCATTAGTTAATTGATTATTATTGGTTGGTATTGTTGTTGAGTTAAAAGCATTAGAACCAAATATTTCAGATGATAGTTTTCTCTTTTGAGTTCCACCATCAAGAACAATAAACTCATCTGCCGCATTATCCCAAGATTGGGTCATATCTGCAAGGTCACCTAAAGCCAGAGATAAATTACCCGAACCTGTAACAGTTCCACTTAATCCTGTATTAGTTCCTACTGAAGTTACTGTTCCTGTATTGGTTGTATAACTATAATCCTCAATTCTATTCTTTATAGCAAGAGCAGTCATTAAATGGTCATCAGCGTCAGAAGCCTCTGAAGTAATATCAATATCATTAAACGCATGGCCTCCCAATGTAATAGAACCTGCTGTAGTAAACCCACCCGCAGTAATAGTTCCTGTTGTTGTATCATTAGCATCATTCTTTAGGAATGCATCATCTACAGCAAGAACACCACTAGTGGCAGTTAAGTTACTTCCTGCAAATAGTGTTGCAATATCATCTATACTTTCTAATTGGTGCGTAGAGCCATCTGAATCTAAAACAAGTAATTTATCTCCACTAGCAATTTGAACATCAGATAATTCCTGTATTCCTAATGTTAAAGTTATATTACTCGATGAACCTGAATCAGCACCATCAATACCAGAACCTGTTGTAATTGTTTGATTTGCGCCACCTGCACTAGCACCATCAACCCAAGTAAATCCTGATGTAGATGCATCGTAACTTAAAAGGTAATTATCAGTAGGAGCATTAGTTGATTTAATATGGGCTTCAAGAACTTGATTATCTCCAATATGGGCATCTGTGATAGCATCATCAGCAATTAATGCAGTTGTAATTGCATCATCAGCAATCAATGCAGTTGTAATAGCGTCATCAGCAATAAGTGCGGTTATAATGGCATCATCTGCTATTTTTGCAGAAGTGATTGCATCATCAGCAATTCTAGCAGTTGCGAATGTTCCGCTTGTTATCTTAGATGCTGCTAAATTTGGTATTTCACTAGCAGATAAATTAGTGCTAAATGCACCACCACTTAAAGTAATTCCTGTTCCTGCTGAATAGGTAGTATTAGTATAGTTATTTGCGTGAACAGTTCCTGCACCATCAACAGTTAAATCAACGGTAGCAGTAGCAGAAGCAGCAATACCATCTAATTTATCGTGATGTGCAATAGACATTAATCCTGCGGCTAAACCTGTTGCTTCTGAATATGTAGTATTAGTATAATTACCGGTATCAATGTTAGTAGAACCTTGGTCTGTAGTCCAATCAATTATTTCTGCATCTGATATCCCTAAATCACTTCTTACTTCAGCCGCAGTTCTTGCTTCTAAGGTTGTTGCATCACTCCACCTAGCATATTCATTTGCATTGATTGTTCCTGTCTTTGCTACATCACCTGTATTAGCAGTAGCATTAGCCGCAACTGTTCCTAATTTGGTCTTTTCTGCATCAGTATAAGCGGCAGTAACTAATTCCCAATCCCCTGTTCCTGTAGCAGATGCGGAGTAAACTTTGTTATCATCTGTATCTACCCAAATATCTCCAATTGATAGTGCAGTAGGAGCAGACGATTGTCTGAATACTTGGTTCTTTGTTGCTCCATCTTCAAAGTCTAATGCAACAGTTGCAGCATTTCCATTTGTTAAACTTAAAGTTTTAGTATCGCCACTAACTGATTTTGCTAGGGTAATTGCTCCACGAATAGTAGCGGTAGAATCGTTATCAACATTACTTAGCCCTACATTTGCTTTCGTTGTATTAGCATTTAATATAGTTGCATCAGTTGCTTTAGTGCTTCCATCTTCTAATAATAGATTTCCACCAGAACCTAAAGTCGCCCCAACAGTAGCGTTATTAGCAGGTTTAGTGGATGCGGTATCTTGTAATTCTCCCCATTCTGTCTTTCTATTATCAAAGACAACATCAGCAGGAGTTCCAGCAGTATCTTGAATTGTTGTTGTATTAGAACCATCATTAAATTCTAACTTACCTGATGAAGCATTAACTCTAACTACTAGGTTATTGGATAATGCTCTACCTGCAATTGTTCTTGTTGCTGGAACTTTAGCCGCTAAATCAGTAGCAAGGTTTGTTACTTTAGATTGTGCTAATGTTGGAATAGCGGCTGCACTAAATGTAGATGAATCAATAGTCGGGTCTACTTTACTTGGTGGTAATGATGGTATTCCACCATGACCAATAGCAGCCATCATTTGATTAGGTGTAACTTTTCTATTTGCACCAACATCAGTATCATAAAAAGGTAATGTATCTGTTGCGGCAACAATTCCAGATTCTGCTGTTAATCCATTAATGTCTACAGAAGAGTCTGATGCAACAAAATCAATTGTTCCATCTCCATCTTGATAAGTTACAGTTATGTTAGTCGCTGTATTTCCAGTTAACATCCCTCCAACAATATCCTCCACTTGTTCAGTAGTTAATGTAGCACTAATTTTTGCATCCAATTGAGTTTGAATATTAGAAGTTACACCATCAAGATAATCAAATTCAGTAGCAGTAACACCAGTTGCATGAAGAGTATCGAGATAATTTAATTCTGTAACAGTGCCAGTATATCCATCTAATGAATTTAATTCAGCAGGTGTAGCACTAATTGCAGTTGTAGTTGCTGCTCCTAATACTGCAATATATCCACTTTGATTGTTTAAATACTGAGTATGGTCATCAGTTGGGTCTATAATAGATAGTGTAGTTTCGTAGGCATCAGCAGTTGCACCCTCAAATACAATAGCATTTTGAGCATTCATTGTTACAGTATTTACAGCAGTTTGAGTGCCTTTTACTTCTAGATTACCCTTAATAACAACAGATGTATCATCACCTGCATCACCAATAGTTAATGTATCACTCCCTGTATAAGTCGCCAAAACATTAGTTAAATTGGTCTTAGTAACATCATCATTAGCAGTTCCCGCAATAGATATTGAACCTGCACCATTAGTGACTGTTATATTATTACCTGCGGTTAATGTTGTTAATGTCGGGTCAGATGTTCCATCACCAATTAGAAGTTGTCCGTTAGATAATACACTTGTTGCTGTTATTGCACCTGTTCCAGAACCTAAAAGAATACCACCGTCTGTTAGGGTTGTAGCACCAGTTCCACCACTTGCTACTGCTAATGTTGCAGATAATCCAGCAGCATTTCCTGTAATATCATCTGCTGTTCTCGCTAATGTTCCTGTTGTTGAAGGTAATGTAATTGTTGCTGAACCTTTAGTTAAAGTTCCATCAGCATTTATTCTCATTGTTTCCGCATTAGAATTTACGGCAGAAAATCCTCTTGTTGCTTGAGCATACCCTAAGAATTGCATTGGTCTATTCGTTAAATTAGCATTTGAACTTGCAGCATATTTAACTATTGCAATTGGAATATCACCAGCAGTTAGTGCAGCAACAGTAGCATTTGAAGTATCTAATTTACCTGTTGAAGTTGGAGATGATGTTCCATGTCGCCATGCTAAAGCATTTGAAGAATTAACAACAATTAAACCATACCAATCTACACTATTTGAAGTTCCTGTGGAAGAATCAGTAGTTAATGTAGCCGCATTAACATCTACTCTTAATCCATTTCTAAGAACATCGCCAGCAGTAACAACATAACTTGTATGGCTACTACTTGTTGATTGTGTGATATTAAATCCTTCAATTGGTCTATTTTCACCAGTTGCAGCATTTAACGACATTATGATAGAAGAATGTATAGCATCTGTAGCATCATCTATTTGAGCAGTGGGGGTAGCACCTAATGTGCTAATAAAGCCTGTATTATCCACCATACTAATTCACCTCTATTCGTATTGTAAATGTTACCGTATCACTCGCCGCTACAACGCCTGTGCTTGTAAATGTTACTCGGCTTAACAATTTGCTACCGTCAGACTTAAACACGCCTAACTCAGATACACCTGAAGATGGTATATCAGAACCTAAGAAATCAACATTCCACACTAAAGTAGAACCCACAACTGTTGGGGTTATTGATGTTTTCTCTGCAACATAATGGTCTAAATTAGTTTGTGATGCAGCAGTAGCATCTGCACCATCACCTATTCTAATTGTCGTATAGTTAGTTTTGATATAGTTTGTGGCTATATCTTCTTTCGCGCTATTTGTTATCATATTCCCTCACTCTTCTCACTTTCGTATTCCTTTAATGTTGATGTTGTAGCAGTTCCAAATCCTAAAGTTGCTCCAAAACCTAAAGTTGCACCAAACCCTAATGTAGTTCCACCTGTTGTTGATGTAGTCTTAACTGCATAATTAATTCTATTTTGGTTAATATTTAAGTCATCCTGTATAAATTTCCCAACAGATGAAGATGTTGAATTTTTAGTAAATAAAGTAAAATTGCTATTTTTAGATTCCATATCTAACTCAGTTAATCTTTCTGCTATATTTTTATTAAATGTCCCTACTGTTATTTCAGTTGTTCCTGATAATACATTTGCTATTTCAAACACCTGATATTCACCTCTTGGAATACCATGATTAGGAAAATCTAAAATAAGAATATCTCCTGCTTCTAATAATTCTAATCCTTCTTTTTGTAATTTTAAATTTATCTTTTTAAAGTCTTCACCATGTAATTCTAATAATTTAATTGCTTTTATTTTTGCTTCATCAATAGTTTTAATCGAAGAATCAATATGCCTTAAGACTTTAGTGTTATCATTAGTTGACATTTCATATTCTGCTTTTACACCATCACCTAATACTATAATTTTGTTTTTCTTATCGAATAAACTTTTATTACTATTTACTGAGATTAGCCTATTGTTTGCTCTATAATCAATATAATATTTTCTTTTTGAATAAGTATCATCTTTATTCTCAATGATGATTTTATCATTAATTATCTTATAATCTAATTTTTGCAAACTCATTAAATAATTTAATGCAGCGAATGAATCTGTATTATCAAATTTAACATTAGAAATAAATGTATCTTTTTTACGGGTGGTTATTTCATCATATGCTGTAGGCACAAAAACAATATCATTTGCATTACTACCAATTGTAATAGTAAATGGGCTACTAGTAGATAAAGAGCCAATTTTACCAATTAAATATCCATGTTGATTATACACAACATCATCTACTGCTAAATTTAATGGGCTATTTAATAGTGTAATCACATTATTACTTACACTACTAACAATTAATCCTGTGTGTTGTTTTAATGAATTTTCTACATCAATATCTAAATTGCTATCAATTGCTATTTCTTCTATTGCATCAACAACTTTACTTCCTATTCTAATGGTATTCCCTAAGAAACAATTTTTAGGAGTGATATTAAGTTTCTTAGGCACAGTTAGACTGCAAACCTTTCCAAATGATACACAACCATTTGCGCTTATTTTTCCATCATATTCAAACTTAAGTGCTGAATTAGATTTTGTAACTGTTAGTGATTTTCTTTGAGTATTTATTCCATCACTTATGAATGTGTCTATTTCTTCACCATTTGTAAACATAGCCATATTAGAAAATAATCTTCTTTCAAGGTAAGTATTTGCAGTATCTAATTCTAATAACATATGCATTGAATAAACCCCTTCTGAATTAGTGCTCTTAGAATCACCTTCCACTCCCCCTGTCCTAAAATCAGCAAAGACTTTATCGTGCTTTAATCCAGAATCATCCATTACATTGATTTCAAAATAATCTGGAGTTTCATCAAAAGTAGTTTCTGATATTCTCATTAATCTATATTGACCTTCCGCAGTAAGGTCTTTATCAAATGTAATTGTATGAACCCACTTATTGCTAGTAACTATCTTTGTGTGGCTAATTATTTTACCAATGTAAGATGGTGTTCCCTTAGATGTTATATTAGGGCCAACAATATAATGCCCTGTTAAATCAGGCATATAATGTAACCAATGATGAGTGGAACTAGAGTCCATTGTTCTTGTAATTACACTTGGAGTGGAACTATAATCACCAGATACTATATTAAATTGAGGTTTAATTAACATTTGTGCAGCAAAGGCTTTTCCATGTTCATCATTATTAGCAGTTGTTTCATTATGCACAGTATCAGCATCATTATTACCAGATATTTTATTTACATTTAGATTCTTAAGGCTATTAACTAAAGGATAATTTTCTGTTTTCATGCCTATCATTGCAATTGGTAAATGTCGTAATCCGCCCTGATTTAATCCTTCTCTTACTAGTAAATTTTTAGAATGTTGGTTTTGGTCATTTGTAGATAAATCTATATTAGTAGCATTGTAATCGTTATCTATTGTTAATAAAGAACTAGAATCAAAATCATACAAGTCATTATCATCTTTATTTGTTATATTCATTATATTTCTAAATACACCTACACAATTATCATAAATAGTTTTTGAAGGGAAGTCAGCATAATAATGTGGAACGGTTATACCAGTAGTCCCTCCAAGAATAGGACTAGCCATTGCAGATAATACTGTAGATGTATGATAAAGAGAACCATTAGCACCATCAGCAACAGAACCATTTGGAGCATCTATAGTCCCGTAATGGAATGGGGATTCAATAAATGTTTTAGCATTTGCAGAATTATCACTACTATTTACTTGAGGTAAGAGAGGTAAAAACACATTATGCACATCAAAACCATAATCACTACCGTTTTTTAGAGCATTATAACTGAAATATAACTCATCTTTATGTGTTAGTGCTAAATTTGGAATAGTAAAATAAGCCAAAGTAAAATTAACTCCTGTGCTATTTCCACCAAATGTATTTGTATCTCCTACAGAATATAAATAATCATCAGAAGATAAACGCAAACTAAATGTTGGTCTGTTAGTGTTATTCCAATTAACCCCACTTTCTTTACCTGAAAATCTTGATAAAAGTGTAATTGGGACTCTTGGTATTTCTTCTCTTGGTTTTAACGCGTCAGAATCTATTGCATTAAAATGCCAGTCAAATGTTGCTTCAGTTAATCGAATGACTCCCCATCTTCTTAGATTTTTTGTATATGTTAAACTTGATTGTGATATTGTAGATAACTCATAATCTTTATCTTCTAATCTAGTAGATTGTGTTTTCCCATTATAACTACTATGATTTTGTTCGCCTTCTTTTATTCCCTTTCCTTCCCACATAATGCCATAATTTAAAAGGGGGAAAGAATTAGAATCACTTAATCCATTATGAGAAACATGATTATACCGTAAATAAGAATCTGGGAATAAATCACCATAACATAATAATTCATATGTCCTACATCTATAATCATTTTGAAGTAATAAATTAGATTTATCACCATAACTTCCTCTTAATGAATTAGCAAGTAATCTTTCATCAGCACTTAAAGCATTCATTTCCCAATAATTACTAGTTGTTGCATTAGATTGTCCATCTGTTGTAAGAACATTACCTGTATAAATAGTGTTTGTTGTTCCAGTTTCAGTAAAAATTTGAGATAAGTTATGATTAGTAGTAATTGCTGCATCTTTATCTGCCCCTTCCTCAGTTATATTATGTGCAATAGTGTAACCATTTATTTTACTTGGAGTTTTTCCTTCTTTATAAATACTATCAGAATCATCATAAACAATTGTTCCAGCATTAAATGATTGCAAATCGACATATCTAAAAATATCTTTTGAAGTATAGAAATTATTGAATGTATTATTTAGTCTATGTATATATCCACCTTTAGGTAAATTATTATTCAATAAATAAATGCTTGCTGCTTTAGTATGGGTAGCATTAATTCTAGTATCAGAACTATTAACATCAATTAAACCTAAAGTAATTGGAAATTGCGCGCTAACATCTATAACACTTTCATTAAATTCTGATTGAATTACATCTACTACAGATAAATAGTTAGAAGATTGAATTACCTTTACTATATCAGTTAAGTATGCATCTTGCTCATCTGCTAATTTAAATAAGTATTTAGAATCAAAATCACTAATAGAATCAATATTACTAATATCATATCCTAATTTATTTTCATTTATTATAGTAGCGGATAAATTCAAATCTGTTTTCTCTAAACTGCTGTTCAAAGAATATCCTTTTTCAAACACTAATCCTTTCTCTGATGCCCCATCTAAATCAGTAGCATAGTTTGTTAATAGTGGATTTGAAGACATTGCTTTATTTAATGTTATATTATTAGATGTAGTAAATGGGTTATAATAATAATACGAAGTCCCATTAGTAACAGTAACATAAGCCCCATCTAATAAAGTAACATTAGTATAAGAAGTAACTCCAGAATTACCATTATGAACCGCAGTATTTACTTCACCAATTAAGTTCTTATTTGAATCAAATATCATTGTATATTTAGTTAGAGTTGATACTTTATTTCCATCTACTGTCATAGCAGTATTTCCTGAAGTAGTATCAATATCCGGCAAATCATTATTTGTAGTAGTAGAAGAATTAACTAAAGTTAAACTTAATTTTGGATTTAAAGAAGAACCAATAATATCATCAGAAAACAATAATCTTTTATCTGTGTTTTGCGATAATAAGTTTGCAGTTTTATCTCTACCTAATATTTTATATTCTAATATTCCTGAATCAGATGATGATGTTAAATCTTCCACTTTACCTTCAAACACTTCTTCATGTAAAGTAAAACCACCTGAATAATAATACATTCTATCTATTGTAGTGTTTTGGTAATATTTTTTGGAAGCGTCTTGAATAGTAACATATTTTAAATTTTTATCCCCATAATCTACTTTAATATCATGCCCTACAAATCCATTAAAAGTAATTTTATTATCATACATTTTAGTATTCTTTTTATCAATAGTATTCCCATTTAAAGTTATTCTATTACTTTGTGCAGTTTTTACTTGAGTATCAGACGCAAATCCTAAATTAAACTTGCTATTAGAATAAGGGACTACATAAATATCCGCATCAGTTACTGTTGGTGGGGTAGCACTAGCAATCCATGTATTTCCAGTTTTTAATCTATTATGGCTAACTGTAAATCCTTGTTTAGTATCGTCTGCTTTAGCGTCTATTACATTTACAAGATAATAGTAATCTCCTATTTCTATAGTAGAGCCAGTGGTTAATATAGCCGTATAATCATAATCCCAACCTTCAGCAACATTAGCATTTGATTTGTTATTAAATTCTAATTTAGTAGAATTAGTTGTAACTGAATGTGTTAATTTTTGCATTTGTGTAATGCTAGTAAATAAACCATTTCTAATTACCATCTTATCATTTTCTTTATATTTTAAATGAACAATGCCAGCATTATCTAATGTTTTAATTTCACATATTTTAGCAATTTTATTTTTAGGATTATTTACAATACTCTCCATAACTAGCGGTATTTTATCATTTTTCAATGCTGCAGATTCAAATGTAATATATTTAGATGGGCCATTTAATCCACCATCTATACTTACTGTTGTTGTTGTAATATCAGTTGCACTTCTTTTCATTTCTGGAAATGCTTTATGCCAAAAGATAGGATTAAAGTTAGAATCATCTTCATCATCTTCTAATCTTTTATCCACTAAAGTAGCATCTATTTTATCTCTACCTAAATTTTGTATAGTATCATCATATTTTCTTTCTGTTTTGAATACTACATTTTGAACTGTTGTTCCTATAGTTACTGTAGTATCACTAGCAGTCGCAGCAATACTCTGTCTTGCATAATCTAAATATATTCTATATGATATTGTGCCAAGAGGGTCATTTACATATTTAGATTCTATATTACCTAAATAATTTGCTCCATTAAAAATAGACATCCCTTCAGTTAATTTTCCATAATCAGTTGAACTTAACACATAATATTTACTAGTCGAACCTGCTTCATATTGCGCTAAAGTGCCTACGGTATCTGTTAATGTTATTGATTGAGAACCCCAATACCTAAGAGAAGTTAATGTATATTTTTCATTATAATCTAATTGGTCATTTCCTTCTAATCTATCATTATAGAAATAAAATGTAGGTTTATTCACAATGCACACTTTATCATATTTGTCCGTTGATGCTGAATTATCCCCACGAAGACCATAACTAACTGCTATAACATCTGAATTGTTAGTTTTATGTGGCCCTTTGTAAATTTCAAATTCTGCCCCTTTTGGTATCTCCCCTGTATATTTAGGTTCAAATTCTACACCATCACCAAACTCATCAAAAGTAGTTATCCTTGTAATTTTTGCAAAATGTGGCCTTACTGTATCTTCACCATTACTGTGAATATTTGGATTTAATAATATAAAATAATCATAATCTTCTACATCTAAACCCGTATTACTATTGGGTGTATCTGATGATGGGTGGTATGTAACTTTTCGATTAGTGCTAGAAATACTTTGAGTCGAGTCATATATTTTAATTTTATATGAAGGAGTATTTTCTTTATTAGTTGCTACAGTTCCTATAGTAGTAGATTGGTTTGGTATTAAACGATTTTGAATTGAACCGCTAATTGTAGTTGAAATACCAGTTGCGTGTGGCCCTTTTCTAATTTCTGTAAATATCATTGACGCTATAGGTGGATTTCCACCATCAGCACTAACATAGTCAGTTTCATCTTCTAACCCGTTAGTTTTGAGAAGCGGGGTCACTGAAACATTCTTATATGCTTTTGCTTTTGAATTAGCATTAGATTTTGTAGTGTATGTTTCTGTAAATGTGGATTCATTCTCTCCAACATTTAGAGGAAATATCATTCTTCCAGACATATTACTCACCAAAACTGTAATAAAATAAAATATTACTGTAACTTGGAGATAATGTATTAATAGTGGGCGATGGTTTTCTGCCTTTAAACATCGCTATTTCATACAATTCCCCCATAAATTGTGTATTCTTATTTGAACCATCTTGACCAATAAAACAATCATCTGCTTTGAATGCAAAAGTTGGACTAGAAGAATAGGAATACATTTTAAGTATTTGATTATTCAAATAGATATTTACTGAACCTCCTACATTATACACACAAGAAATTTTAAATGTTTGTTCAACATAAAAGGCTTCTTTTGGCTGTGAAACATATATCTTTGCTGTATGATTAGAAGCATCAGCAACAGTAATTGTATTGAGCGAGGGTGTAGAAGCGACAGTTCCTAAACTAACCCCACTATCATTAAATATTTCAGAACCTACAGCAAGTTTAGCAACAGAAGTATTACCTAACCAATCATTTGAAGACGAAGCAGGAAATGTAATTGTATTACCACTTTTTGATGTGTCTGCTTGTAATAATGTCTTATTTGTAGATATTCCTTCATAATATGCTTCTAATTTAGTGTCTGCACTTGTTGTGTTAACATAACCATGTAATGTATTAATTGGTTTAATAACTGCATTACTTTGAACAGTAGTATATACTGGTGAACCTGAAGTTATATCAGCAATATAGGCAACAATTTTATATTCTGCTGGTTGGTTTTTATTATGGGAAGTAGTATTTTCTAAGTATAATCTAAAATACTCATTATAAAATATCATCATTTTATGTGAGTGTCTATTTACTCCAAAGTATGTTCCGCTTTGAGTTGAATTAGAAGTTCCCGTAGGAACAGTTTTAGTAGAAGTAGTAACTTCTGCAGAAGCATTACCATTTACATCATATGGAGTAATAATAGCCTCAACCACAAAACTCTCAGATAACTTCCATAAATTACCTTTTGAATCTGTGGTGTTAGAATCATCATATTCCATCTTTAGATAGCCTTCGCTCATTACAGGAAAAACCAAAGCCTTAGATTCACCTACATAAACATTAGCCATATAATCCCTCAATCGAAAAAGTTATCTGATATAATTGTTGATTCTTCAAATTCTAATTGGAATGTTACTGATGGATATTCTGCACCAGAAATAGTAGTAGAAAATGAACGAATAAAACCCTCTAACCCTATATGTTCAGCAGTTTTAACTTTAGCATCAAAAGCCGTTGATGGGCTATCTGTTGTGTTTCCAGACATAAGAGTAAATGTATTATCATATGCCCTATTCTTCCAATTCCACGGTATTTGTGCTAAATCCTCACTATCAATAGGGGTGTTACCATCTACTCCATCTCTATAATTAAAATTATTATCTACCCTACTAGGATAAAATACTAAGAGTTTATTGAGATTTTGGTCATCTTGAAAAGTGCTTCCATCAACATATGAATGTATTAGTTGTGCTAATTCAAAAGCAGTTAATTTTACCCCATCACCTGAAGCATGAGAAGTTACACCCGAATCATTATCTTTCTGTATTACTTGGTCTAATAAAACACCTTGAATAGATACAGTCTTTTGTGTTAATCCCATATCAAATGCTAAATTAGTAGATTCACCACGAATAGCACCAGAAAAAGGAACACCAATGTTAGGCACTGTTTTATTTGCAGCAAAAGATATTTCTGTTACATAAAGCGGTATTCTATTGATTTGGCCGCCGCCTTTATCATTCCTTCTTGCTAATTCCAAGAATACATTTATCTCTGCTACGCTCAAAATCCACTCACCGCCGAACCTGTCCTATTCATTCTATTGTTTAATTCTCGTGATAGTTTGTTTGCTATGTCTTTGATTTCAGAATCAGATGCTCCAACTCTGCCTGTTACTTGAATTGTAATGTTATTTGTTGTTCCGCCAGATAACATCTTTCTTGAATCAACATTTGAATGGACTCTTGACCCTGATGGGAGTTTAACTAATTCTGGCCCTTTTTCTCCTACAAGTTGCATACCTGAACCAACAACACCGCCCGATGCAAAGGGAGAAAACTTATCTATTAAATATGCAAGACCTAATAAAATTGCACCAACAACGATTGCAGGGAACCCAACAAAGAAAGCAATAATAAATGCTATTCCAGCCGCAATATACAACACACTAGCAATTGCTTTACTAGTATTACTTCTTATGTTTTCCCAAAACCACTCAATATATGTTTGAACTGCTGCCCATATTACTTGACCTAATATATGTAATGCTTTTCCAAGTATTGCAAATGAAATACTTATTAAACCTATTAGGATTTGACCTAAACCTTCAAGAACCATCCATAATTCTCCCTGCTTAAATCCATCATAGATTTTTTCAAGTCCTCCCCAAACCATTGTTAATAGAGGCAGTAATACGCTATAAAAGAATCTTTCTGCCCCTTCTTTTATCTTATCTAATCTTTCTTTAAACTCTTGATTTTTGAATAAACGATACAATAAAAAGAAAGTAATTAAAAGAACTCCAAAGTAAATAAATGTTTTCTTAACAAAACTTAATAATTTTCCTGTAAATTCTACTAACTTAGTTCCTCCTTTTGCCGCCCATTCTCCCATAGCAGCGAAAAATCCACCATTTTCTTGTATAGATTCTCTCATCTTTAAAAGTGGTTTTGCCCAAATTAATTTGAATTGTTTTCTCCTATTTGCTAATGTTTCACTTATTTTTTCTTTTTCTTCATCGGTTTTACCAAACCCAAAAGCCCTTGCTCTTGCTTGTTTTCTTTCAGTTTTTCTTTTATCTAATATTTCAGAAAAATCTTTTTGTAAATCTGTTGCATTTTTTTGAAGTTCTAAAAATTGAGGGTCTATTTTACGGAATTTGCCGCTTTGAGTTCTTGGTGCTAAATCTTCTAATCTCTTATGCCTTTCTGCATCAGAAAGAAACTGCCCTGATTTCGGGTCTTTACCATCTAATAATGAATCCACATATTTATTTGAAGCCGCTAATATATTCTTATTGGCTTCAATTGCTGCTAATCTATTTTTGTAATCTTCACTACTTAAATCAACTATATTTGTAACATAATCTAATCCTTTTTTTGCTAATTCCTTTGGGTCTAAAGTAATGTTTTTGAATCTTTTAGAGCCTTCTTCTAGAATATTTTGAGCATCTACTAAAGAAAGAGTAGTAGATTCTAATTTAACTCCAAATTCTTTACTAGCATGACTTAAAAACTCCATTTTCGGGCCACTAGGATTTTCAAGTAGGTTTTTATTAAATTCCGCTTGTAGCGCATCTAACTTTTTCTGCTGTTCCTCTTTAAACTCTTCTAAAAAGGCAGATGATGTTGCTATTTTCTTCAAGAACTTTTGGTTTAAAAAGAAGCCACCAGTGATTGCGGCAGTTTGCACCACATTTGAGTCTAATATGTTTTTGCTAGTTTCGTCTTCTACTAGCGTTTTACCACTAATTTTACTTTTACCCAATACATTATCTAAAAGTCCCTTGCTTTTAGAAATTCTTTTTAGTATTTCTGCAATCGCTTTATCATCACCAACCATTGTTGCTGAAGCAGCAAATACATCAGATTTTTCTTTTAGTAATTCAATTAACTCTTTATCTTTACTGATAGAAACTTCTTTAAATTTAGATTCTAATTTAAGGAGTTCTTTTCTATCTTTAATTATTTTAGCCATCTCTTTCATTCTAAGATTATCTTGTAAAGCGGCTCTTTCCTGCACAGAAACTAATTGTATCATTGTTAGAACAGTTGCTTTTGCTTTGTTTAATACCTTCCAAGCACCCGTTCCAGATAAGAAACGACTAATAATTTCATAGTTTTTACCACTAACAAAAGCATTAATTCCGCTTAATGATGATTTTAACATTAAAGCGTCTTTATTAGATTGAACTAATAGTTTATCAACTCCTTTTAATTTATCTTCTAACTCAGTAATTTCATCAGTAATTCCCATGATAATCACCTTTTATTTTTTACTCTATCTAATTCTTCACTTTCTAAGCGTTTAACTTCCCCATGTATGTCTAACATTTCTTTAACCAAAGAAGCAGGGGTGTTATATACTTCTAAGGGATTTACATGAAATGTGCTGGCATAAGTATATACCATTATTTTAGAAGCCACAACAGGCGATACAGAACCGCCTTTTATTGCCCTTCTAATTAGTTTTCGTTTCCCAAGTCATCCCCCATTAAATCGGTGAATGGGTTTGGTAATACTTCTTTGAGTTGCGCCCCGATATAGGGGCTAAGTCGTAGTAAATCTATCGGAGTCAAACTAGGCTCAGTTTTTTCTACGAAGTTTTCTACCATGAATTTATACATTTTGTTCAAATCAAGCCCAAACGATTGGCCGCCTGATTCAACATTCATTACACTTGAAAGGGCTTGTTCAACCTGTAGCCAAGTTGGTTCTTTTACCCATACTTTCAAGTATTCATCTGTATCAGGCGATACCCTCAACAGATGGCATTCAGTTTCTATATTTGCAAATAACTTATTCTTTTCGCTTACAATTTTCTTTTCCATTTTTCCACCTAACCTACATACTAACAAACAAACAATGTTAGTGGAATATGATTCAATTCTACGCTTTTTCCCATCCTTTAGACTACGTTTTTCACCTCTGCGTTCTCGTCAATGCCCTAAGATTGGCGGAGGGGTGGTAGAATTGCAGCCATTCCCCCTCCATAAATAAAATAATCTTCAATCAAATACTGTTTAGTCTATGTTTAGACCATTATAGCCCACTTACCCTTGTAAGTAGCAGCCCCTAGAGTCCTTGCCGACAAAGTGACCTCAAATTCAATCGGGCCTTTGTCGTCAGGGAAGGGAACATTTACACTTTGAATTACATAATCCTGTAAATTAATGGATATCTGTTCTCCACCGTCTTTAGTGAACTCTAATAGAATTTGCTTACTAGCACCGCTACTTTCTGTTGATTCTCCATCTTGTCTTAATTCATCCCACAGTTTAGTATCGGTAGCCAATACTGTTAATGATAATTCATAAGTTCTTTGTGCTGGTATATGAGCAGACATAATTTGCCTGTTATTATTGAGAACAAATCGCTGTTGAGTAATATTGTTATTAATAGTCAAAGACCCAGTTTTGACCCTTCCTAATGTTTGGCCGAATAATTTAATCGCACCATCCGAATACATAAATGGATAGTTGTCTGCAACAGTTGCACTATAGTTTTGTAAGTGTGTTCCTACGCCTACTGCTTGCGACCTTCTAGGGATATAATCATTAGAGCCTGATGTTTCTACATCATATGCCCTACGAGTAACTAAGTCTAAAGAAGTCTTTAATTCTTGGCCTTCTTCAAAGTTAAGAGTCATACTATTTACTTGGCATCCTGTAAATATTCTAGCAAATCTAGTTTCATTAGAAGTTCCATCAGTAGAATAATCTGCATCGTCAACAGGAGTTGTAGCAGTAACACCAGATTTATCATACAATACTTCTAAAGCAAATGATGGTAATGTATCTCCATTCAATTCACCAATTGTATATGTTAGCATATTAGTTGCTACATTCAATTCCTTCCAATTATGATGTGTGCCGTGAACATAATCAGCACCACCATTACTCATCATAGGATATTCATTATAGTTAAGAACTCTACGAATTTTATTCTCCACTTCATTATAGATGAAAGGAGTAGCAGTGCTACCATCCCAATCTTCAGCAGAAGCAAATGCGCTATTATCGTGTGTTATATCAGTAATCTTTCCTAAAGCATAATATAACCAAGAACCGTTGTTTAATGAAATATCCATTGAACCGCCACTAACTGTTTCTGCACCCTTAAATTGGTGTGCAAAATTTCGTGTTCCAGAAACAGCCAAATTAAGTTGTTTCATTTCAACCTCCACATTTGGTGGAGTAATCGTATTGACTAATCCCAACCAATTGTCTGATAATAATTGAGGAACTGAACCACTTTTAGGTGCTATAACAGGTGCGCCAAAAGCAAACAATGTTATGTCTGCATCTGTTGCATCTGCCGCCCCTACATCATCTGTAAATGTAAATGATACTCTATCATTTGACTTTACATTTGTATAAGTAGTGTTACCGCCACTTACAACTGTCGCTCTACAACCCATATATAGATTGTCTAATAATTGCACTAAATTTTGTTCTCCTGCTGAAAGAGTTACTTTATTCAAATTACTTGAATTTCCAACTGTCCCTGCATTAAAAAACATATCCATTTCCGGCACAAATGTTGCCGATGTTCCTGCTCCTACAAATATTTCATTACTTACCATTTTTCTTCACCTTTTTATGTATTTCTTCCAAACCTTTTCATTTCTACTGAGATTTTATATCCTAATAGTTTTTTCCCTCTATCATTTGCTTCACTTCTTGCTGTTAATTTAATTAGTTCAGCACTTTCTTCTGTGGAAGTTCCAGCATTAACTGTAGGGCGCAAGGCGTTGTCTTCGATTATGTATCTTGCTATACGATATAAGGCTTGCAGTCTATCGCGTGAAAATGTTACTTCGGTAAAGTCCCTACGGTGTAATACCCGTAAATGTAGGGTAAATGTAAAGGTTTCATTGCGAACCGCATAATCAATTGTTGGGTATTCTGTGCTACTACTATCCTCAAAAACCACAATTGCTGACTGTGAATCCATATCTATCCTTCGCCCTTCATTTGGGGCAATAGACCTTACATCAATAAATCGCGGTGTTTCTATGTGAGTATTTGTTATGTCGCCTCTCGTTTGCAGCGTAGAAGCAGCCGCCGACCAATTATCACTTAATAATTCAATGATAAAACTTACTTCATCCATGTAGATATATCCTCCGCAATCTTTTTATCTAATTGTAATTTGAATCTATCTATTGCATTTTTGAAAACTTGTTCATCTGAAAAACTAATATCAAAACCTATTTCTCCTTGTATTTCTTTTAAGGCTTCACTTCTTTCTTTTTCATTTTGCAGTAATCGCTTAAAATCTGCTATTAAATCCTTCATATTATCACAGGCTATAAATTGTTATTTTTTTACCATTTAATATTTCTTCTGCTTCTTTAATAAGAATATCATGTTTAGTTTTCAAATCAATATTAGAACCTGTTTCTGCAATTAATATAGAATTATCATCATGTCTTATAACTTCTGCCGCCACTAATTTTGTTGCGGCATCATGGATAACACCCGGAACTCTTGAATCACCACTCATATACGTTATCTTACATGAATGATTCTGAACATAAGGATAGTTCTTTAAAAAGAATATCTTACCTTCTGAGTCAATAGTCCAATAATCCCCTAATCTTCTTTGGTCTTGATTATCGGTAAAATTAGTTTTAGTTCCAGAAGTGCAAGCAATAGTGCAATCAGAACCATCTTCACCCGGCAAAAGAGAAGAAATAATTACTTTACTGCCATCGTCTGTATCAGTAGAAGCATAGAAGAAATCTGAGATATTTCTAGTTAATGAGCCACTTGTGGCGGTCTTGCTTTTTGCCGCCGTTGCCCCTGTAAATTGTGCAGTTTTCTTTGGGAACACTTCATTAATTGCTGCTACTATCTCTTGTGCGGTAGTTTTCTTTCCATAAGAACCAAAGAAATCAGTTCCTTCTGTTAAAACAAAAGTAAAATTTCCAACGCCTAATGTTAAAGTGTAGCCAGAACCACTTGCAGGTGGAACATAAGATGCAGTAGCCGATGCTAAATCAACATAATAATTTCCTTGCCAAACTTCTAATCTAATTATCTTCATTACCTTTGGTCGTTCTAATTGAATAAATCCAACATAATCCTTGTATGGTTGAACCGGATAATATGAATGTTTAAAGAATTCAAAGTTATGGAATTCATCTTTGTATATTAAAGGTCTAAATGGATGGCCTACTTTATCATCTATCTTATCTTCAACCCTTCTAATTACTTTACCAACATCTGCTAAAGAAGGAGTAGTAGTAGAAGAAAATGAACCGATTTGTAATAAATCTGCTACATCTTCTGCTCTAGTGTAATATCCATTACCTTGTGCATAATTTACATTTATCGTTGTAAAATCGCTTGGTGAGGATGCTTTAGTCAAATCTATCCACCATCCTTTCTAATGCTCTATAGGAAGCCTTTAATCTTCCCATTGTTGATATATCTGATAAATTATATTGCTTATCCTTAGAAGATTCTCGCCTTTCTTCTCTTTCTTTTTTTCCGCTTAATCTTTGTTCTATTTTTGGCGTATCTAAAAATGTCCCTTTAGTTATAGAGAAATCAATTTCCCATGCGTTAGTAAGAGTAACAGTTGAAATAACAACTAAAGGAATACCCCCTTTAGGTAATATTTCATTTACATCAGGTAATTCGATTAAAGTTTCACCTGCGGCTTCTGCTTCTGCTTCTAATTTAGCCCTATCCTTTTTTTCTTTAGGTGATTCGTATTCAAAAACTTCAACATTTTCAGGGTCTTTAGATTCTAACCGTTCTTGGTTAAACCCCATACGCTCTAATATGGTAGTTATCCTTGCTACCCTTTCCTTTTTTCCTTTTATTTTTTCTTTCATATCGAGTTTTATATGTATTTCACCAACGCTTAATTTACCCCTCTTAGGAGTTAAAACACTTATAAGTGTAGATTTTATAGGATTAG